GGTTGAATCCTCTAAAGTAAATCGAGTTGGGACTACTGTCTCCGTCTTTTTGACTCTTTGAATCATAGGTGACTGTGTCATTCTGTTCATTTGTTTTTCTCTTGTTTGGTTTTTGTATTGTGGTGGTGGGTTAATTGTGTTTAATCTAAATGTTATGGTGTTGTTAGGATCTATAATCGCTTCCAACAAATCAAATTTATTTGATTTTTCAACGCGGTCCACGATTGGCGTTAACAATCGTGACTCATTACCCGACCAAAATTTCAAACCCTCACTGATTGTCGGAATCAATGAGAAATGTAGAGAAAATTTCAAGTGGTTGAAGTTTTCGCTGTCAATAGCAAACTCCGTACTTTTCAGTACTTTCCACAATCTTGCATCAACCAAATGCCGGATGTACTTAATTAGTACTTCGACAAAAGGATCTCCTGATGCACAAATGAGTATGAAATACGCAATGGCTCGAACATAAGCGATTTCTTTGGTGGTTTGTTCTCCGACTCTGTAAATGGAAGATTTAACCTTGTTGACATCGTAAACTGGGTAATAATCTCCAAATATTTTGACGGGTCTCGCACCTAAAAATTTGTGGTTGATCGGGTTGTCTGACACTTTATCATCAGCCTTCTTAAGCTCAAATCCAAATCTTTGGTAAAACTCAGATCTAAACTCAAATGAAAGCATCTCTTTCAAGTCATCATCAACTCCAACTAAATGATCATCGGCATATAGGAGTGCTAACATAGCTTTCTCCAAATACCCGATGTCAAACCACATCTTATCCTTCTTTCGCTTGATGTAAATAACCATCGCACAGAATATGATCATGTGCATGATGACGTTATCATAGGTAGTGTTTCCAAAACCAGATAACATTCCTCCGTGAATCATTCTCAGAACACGACCGTCCGGTAGAACGATATGCGCATTGACCAAATCATGGTATATGATATACATTATGTCTTCCACACTAATACTAACGCCATTGGCTTTACACCAGGCGTTGAATTGTGGTGAGACTCGCTTCTTAT